CTGTTCAGCTTGTCACAGTTCAGCTCGGCATCGTTCAGATTGGCACGGTTCAGCTTGGCACAGTTCAGCTCGGCATCGTTCAGCTTGGCACGGTTCAGCTTGGCATCGTTCAGCTTGGCACAGTTCAGCTTGGCATAGTCAAAACAAATACCTTTTTTCACGCCATCTTCAAGACAGTCTTTAACTGATTCAAAATCGCCGGAATGAATGACAATCCCGTTATCCCATCTTTTAATTTCTATCATAGCATTCTCCTTTTGCCGGCTGCGCTCCGGCGGGCGTTGTTATATTTTCACCGGTAGGCAGGTTTCAGGTAAAAATCCGAATCCTTTGCCGTTCGTATTAGCAAGCCTATCAAAAGAGTTTGCTTCCCTAGTCAAGTACTCATTAAACGTCTCATAGCTGTAACTGCCACAAGAACACGTTCTACGTGAATAAAGAATATGAAGGTCTTCGTCAAGCTCTACATAAGAGCCACTGTCCAATGACGGAATACACCAATTGACAGCAACAACCCGATGACAATATGAATCATTATCAGTCATATCAATCTCAATCGATATATCGCTGCACATAGTCCCAGCTTCCCCTACAGCTTTACCTTCCGGCGCACGTCGAAGCGCAAACTGTAGCATACCGTCATTTTCACCACGGTATTCAAGCCCACGCCTTGCAAGCTCTTTAATAATTTTATTGCCATTCATACAGCCTCCTTTTCTCTCTCTCATATACATATATTAGCATATATATATTATTTTGTCTAGCGTTATTTTAACTTTTTTACATTATTTTTCATTTTTTTATCTGGTGTATTTTGAGGATACTACCCATAGCGGTCAGAATCGCATATCGGGCAAAAAACACGCTAGACAGAGCGGTATACGTGTGTATAGTCGTTTTTTTACAGAAAACGCAACAGTAGCCCGATTTTAGCGTCTGGAAGGCTATTTAATCGTCAAATTCTATCTCATAATCGTCGGTTAAGCATTTCGGCGTCGGGTCGGGGAACCATGACGTTACTTCGTACTGATTTTTGACTACCTTTGTAGTTTTTGCCTGTTTGTTTTTTAACCGCCTCGGGTCAGCGTCAAACATCGCTTTTATCCTGTCAAACTGTTGCCCGTTATAGACCTTGCCGTTTTGTGGATAAAATCCTAGTTCCCGAGCGTACTTGTCAATCTCTGCCGGTGAGGTTCCCAGCTGTGTTGCTATTTCAGTTTTATTCATGCCGTCGTTTTTCATTTTCTTCTAGTCCTTTTAAGATTTCAAAATATTTGTTGGTTCTTACGCCGTGTTCGTCCATTGCCGGAATAAGTTTATCTATGCTTTCGCATACATCTTTTTTTCCGTACTCTGTAAAGCTCCAAAGTTTACCTCGAACGCATTTTTTATTTTTGCGTATTTCTTCTGGGATTTCTTCAACTGTTTCAACTTCTTTCATCAATGCGTTTTCGGTAATTGTTTTGACAACCAAAGAAAAAAGTCCGTTGATAAAATCATCGCCTAATTCATGGCAGTATCTTTTTATTTCGTCATACAATATTTCATTTGCGTTAAAATCTGCAAAGACATAAGATTTATATCCTTTGCCGTAATCACGCTTTACAAAATTACGAAAAGTTTCAAAGTCTTTTGTCTTGTATGAGTGACAACCAGACTTTAACCATTCCTGGACAAGAGCGTGCCAAGCTTTTCGCAAGGCGTCTGTTTGTGATTCAGGTTTTTCTAAGCTGTACCGCTTGCCAACCTCAGGCGCGTCTCCTGATTCGATTATAAACTCGCCTTCGGCAGTTATTAGGATAGTCAAGACTTGCTTCCCCTTGCTATCCTTCGTAGTTCTTTGTGCCGCTCTTTATGGCAAGAATCGCAAAGCCATGTTATATCAAGAGGTTTTGAATAATCCTCGTGATGCCCCTCAATATATCCGCCTGCGCCGCATCTTTGGCATATACATGGATTCTTTATTTTCCCTGTTGACACGTTGTAGAATAAAATGTTCCTTGCCCTATCTTTTTGCCTGTTTTGGTCTCTATATTTTTGGTCATACCTTTTCTTGGCAAGCCTGTATTTTTCAGGGTCTAGCTTTTTTCTTTTTTCTGCTAAAACCCTTCTGTATTCAACACGTTCCTTTGTGTTGTTTCTCACCCTCTCTTTTTCTCGTGACTTTTCTATGTCTTTTACATAATTGGCACGTACATCTTCTTTTGTACACTTCTTGCATTTATTAAGATGCCCATCCCCCATTTGTTTGTGTTTGTAAAATTCTGATAAAGGTTTTACCTTTCCACACTTAAAACATTTCTTTTCCATGTTTCCTCCGTATAAACACTTTATCAGAATGGGTTCTTTGTGTTAACTAGAACGGTATATTTTCTGCGAAGTTACCCGCGTCTGAGAAGTTATCCGCGCTGTATTCTTGCGCCTGATATCCGCTCTGCTGTCTAGGCTGTCCCTTAGCGTCGTTACCGCCGAGCAACTGCACGTTATCCGCTGCGATAACTACCTTAGACCGGCTCTGTCCGTCTTGCTCCCAGCGGTCTTGACGGAGTTCACCTTCAACGGCGATTTGTTTACCTTTGAGCAGATAAGGCTTCAAGGCTTCGGCGGGCTTGCCGTATAGATTTACCTCGAAAAAACTAGCCTCCTCTACCCATTGGTCGCCTTGCTTGCGCTTTCTGTTTACTGCGAGTGATAGGTTTCCGATTGCAAAACCGCCGGACGTGTATTTGAGTTCCATGTCTCGTGTGGTTCTCCCAATTAATATTACATGATTTACATCAGCCATTGTTTTTTTTCTCCTTAATGTCTTTGATAATCTCGATAATTATTAGTGCTGTTAATACAAGAAAAAACAATCCCAGTGCAAATTCTTTTACAACAATTAAAATGCTATAAACTTCTTGCATACATTAATCCTCCTTACCTGATATACAGTGCTTCACCTTTAGTAAAAAGCACGCCTTCTAATACTTCACCGTCTTTAGTGAATACCTTGCCGTAATTTTCCGGCTCTGCTTTCTGGATAAGTAAGCCTTCTTTTAATCCGTCTTCAATTGCCTTAGTGTCGAGTTCCCGCGGTTTCAAATACTCATCTGGTATTTTTTTTGTGTCGAGCTGAAAAGTAGTTTTTACTGTACCGCGTGTGTTTTGGAACTGAACAGAAAATAAAGAAGTTTCATACTTCCTAATTTTAAGTCTTTCCATTCCCCATCCAAGCAATGTTTTTAGCGTCTTTGCTTTGTTCTCGTAAGCATTAGCTCGCCTTATCAGTCTTTCAGATTCTTTTTTGAAGTTCTTTTTTTCTGCCTCTGCATCGTCTGATTTTAACTGCCAATTTTTAATGAGCTTGCAGTAAGCGTCAATCTTGTTCTTGAAGTCTGTTTCTGCAATGTCAAACCACTTTTTAAGCTCTTCAATTTCTTCCTCTGTTGGTTCTCTTGGTTCACCTCCTTCATCAATTAAGTTTTCAAGCAGATTATTAAGTGCAAGTAAATCGTCGGTTATTTCGTAAAGTTTTGCCATTTCTTATATCTCCATGTTCTTTGCTTTTGCTATATTAATAGCCAGCTTGATAGTAGGCGCGTCATGCCGTCTAAGTGCTTCCTTTGCGGTCGCCATTTGTTGCGCGTTAAAGACCGGCGGTTGAACGTTAATCCATTCGGCAAGCGCGATTTCGTCCGGTGTCGGCTCTGGTGGTTGCTGTTTTTGTGTTGCTGAATGATTAACTTCCTCTTTGTATTTACTTCCATTCCATGAACCTTCATAAATAGCACCTGCAATCCCAATTTTTTGCATTGCAACTGAAAGCGCGTCGGTCAATGACATTTTGTATCCTTCGTCATTCACGTATAGGCTTTTTTTAGGTTCATTAGGTGTTTCTGCTTTGCTCTTGTAATCATAGTTTTTTTCTAATTCTACAAGATGGCTTCCGCCTGTTGCTGGTATGGCTTCTGACCATTTGTCTTCAATTTTTACAAATAGGTTTATATTTGTAAAACATATTACTTCACCGTTATCCGCTTTTTCAGACCACTGTTTTTCAATGGTGTATTTCCACCCAAAACCACAAAGACCGTATAATTCTGTCATTGCCCTGTTGCGCCATTGCGGTTTAATATCAGTCATGTTTTTAAGGCGACCTCCGGTAATAGTCTTTAATGCTTCTGCAGGTGGTTTTGATTTCTTATCAAAATAATCATTATACATAAGCGCCTGCCTCCTCAATGCTCATTGATAGCATTTTGTTTTTAAGCTTTTCCTGTAAGCTCATCCAGATTGACACCATCTCTAATGACGGCGCTGTCTTTTCCGCCTGCTTCAAGATGTTCAGCTTTTCTTCAAGAACCTGATACCGTGTTTTCATTTTAAGAAATCCTCCTTTGCCTGCCTTAAATCTGTAGAAATGTCGCTTTTAATCCTATTGGAGAAAGCGTCAATCTCGCTTCGGACTAATACAGCGATATTATCCGCAATGCGGTTAACCTGCTGTTCGTTTAGAATAACGCCCTGTGCTTCCAGTTCTGTAAAGATGGAATCTGCTAAGTCGTTTGCTTTTTTCATCTTGTCTCCTTTTCTCTCTCTCGCTTATAAGTAATAATAGCATATATATATTATTTTGTCTAGCGGTATTTTAACTATTTATGTATTTTTTCACTTTTTTTCTTGTTTTATAGCGTGCCTGTATTGCGTTTTGTCTAGCATTTAGTATAATTACATATCACATATCTAGCGTACCGTTAAAACGGCTGTATTATTCTTTGTTTTATATAGAGTTACATGTACTTGTTTTTGTTTTATTTACAGGTACACTATATATAGCGTTTTTGGCATAAAAAAACCCCTCTAAAAAGAGGGGAAAAGTTAGGGAAGGAGAGAAACCTAGCTTTATTTTATTGCTACTTTAATAACAATTTTTAATATAAAAAACCCTATAACCAATAGGAGAATTCCGCCTGCAATTAGTGCGATATTCCGCCAAGGCTTGAGAGCTTTTTCTGCTCTTTCTTTTTCTGCCGTGAGTGCGATATTCTCGGCTTTTTGTTTTGCTAATTCTTCATAATGCAGTATCAGTTTTTGATTAAAATCATCTGATAATTGCATGATATTTTTATTCTGCTTATCAATAATTTCGCCAAGTTTATCAGTCTGTTTTTTAAGCGCGTCAACGTTAAGTTTAATTGTCTGTATTTGCGCTTCAGTTATCTCGCCTGATTTTTCAACCTCTACTATTACCGTTTCGATTGTTGTCGCGGTATCTTTTATTTCGTCTGCTTTTTCTTTAACTTCGGCAGTGTCGTTAATTACAGTTTCGGTGTTTATCGGTTGTACCGTTTTACAAGAAACAAGAGAAAACAGCAGACAAGTAAATAAAACAATGTGCGCATTTTTATACCTCATTTTTTGCCTATTCCTTCAAGAACGGTTATTCCCAATAATCCCGCTCCGATCCCAACAAGTGCCGTTCCTGCGCTTATTGCAGTATCGGCGTTTACAAACAATTCTTTTTTTATGAGTGCCATTATGCCAACTGCAATAAGTAATAGTAAACCGCCTATCATTGTTACAGCTCCCATTACTCTTTTACTTGATAATACCCCGTCGCTTTCTTCTAGCATTTTAATCATAATCACTCCTTATGTTTCAAAACAAACATAAACACAGTTCCCGTATCCGGCATCTTCGTGCAAAATATTTGTAACCTTACCATGTGCTGACCGGTTCCAATAAATACGACAATCACCTGATAGTGGTATTACATCATACCCACAGTGAAGTTTTTTGAACGCTTTCTGATAATCTGGTTCACCATAATATGTAGTAATTTTTAATTTAGTTTTGAATAAATCATCATCGATAAAATAATTTAATTCTCGCAGTGCGCTTTCAGGCGTTCCTGCTTCTACATCTGCAAGCGTGTAACGATTTCTTACATCACCATTAACACAATCTATATGTAGATGCGCTCCTGTCGATTGCCCTGTGTTGCCCATGCGTCCGATTACGTCGCCGGTGTTTACCGCGTCACCTTCTTTTACGAAAACCGCGCTTAGGTGCGCAAACCTTACTGTATATTTCATTATGCTCCTTGTATTACGCCGGACATTGCCATTGCGGTATTACAGTCGGCTCTTTTATTTAGTTCATCTTCGGCGTCGTTAATTGATTTAAAAGCGTTTTGTAAACTTTTTTTAGCTTGCTCTGGTGACTTGTTAAATGTCTCCTCTTGTGAATAACAAAGCGAGCGGATGCCTTTTAGCGTCTTTCTGGAAACAGGAACAAGCGTGCTTATATTATCAGTTTGCTTCTTGTTTATGTCAACTAGCACACAAAGATTATTAGTAAGCTGTGTTATTGTGTTACCCTGTTTTTTAAGATTCTTAATAATCCAAACAACACCTATACTAACAAGCGTCCCGATAAAAGAAACAACGCCAGTAAAAATTAATGTTATTATCGGGTCAATTATTAATTCTTTTGCATCGTTCATGATATCATCCTTTACTTTTAATATATTTCAAATGGACTAAAATGTAAGTTACTTATTCCGCCAATGTAATATGCACCACTAATTGTTATTGTGTCAGCGCTTCCTGCATTAAGCGCATATACTTTTTTATCAACTATCTTAAACTGGAAAGTTGATGCAATCGTAACCGCACCCGTTCCCGAGCCGACATTATAAAAACAAAATCCGTCAAAGTTTGCTGTACTTGTAGGAAGCGCTCCCCACAAAAGACATTCACCTGTGGGTATTATCGTGCTTCCAACCTCTACCCATGTATTATTTGGATATGATTTACCTCTTACGGCCAAGTCTAAGAAAGATTGTCTAGGGACAGAAGGGCTTTGATATGGCAAGTCGGTTATATTTATTTGACCATTTTTGAAATAAACCGAAGCACCAAGTGTAAAATTACTCATCTCTACATCGAAATGTCCTTCATACATGAACTCTAATATTTTTACTGCAATATTAACATTTCCGACTGTAGATGGATGATACCCACTATTAGGATTACCATCTGAAATAAATATTCTGTTTCTGTTTCGTAATATATACTTAAAATTAGGATGTGTTCTAGCTCCCCACTTAGCTCCATACTGGTCATATATCTCTGCATATGTTGCAAGGTTTGCTTGTTTTGTCGGAGAGTTAAAGTCTATTCCTATCATGCTTATTGTAACCTTTGCATTAGGATAGTTTGTTTCACAATATGCCATAAATATTCCAATAGCAGTGTTTATAGCCCCTTCTGTCGCACTCGTTATCATGTCGTTGTAACCACCCAAAACAAAAATGTCAGTTACTTTTGTTTTATCTATTACTTCATCTCCGTATGCGTGATTTTGTAAAGCAGTTAGAAAGCTGTATGTTTCTGCAGCTGCAACAAATCCACCGCCCGGGGCAGAGTATGAATAAACTGTTACATCTGGTTCTGCTAAAAGTTCACCAAGCTTTGCTCCCCATCCTTCCCACCACTCAGTATCAAGATTGTACGAGTCTCCGACACATACAACAACCTTATTTTTTATTTGATTTGCAATTCTGTGAGCCTCTTCAATACCATCTTCTATATGGTTCATTCTTGCAACCGTAAAAGGTGTTGGCGAGTTTGTCATGTCTTCAGGGTCAATCGTTAATTCAATATGGGTTTCTGTTTCTGTGCCTTTCAAAAACCTGTTAAGTCCTGTGCCTTCTGGTGCAATCCATTCTTGTGTTTCGTACATTCATTTCTCCTTATGATAATAAATATTTGTATTCTAGCGTCCATTGCAGTGTTGCGGTTTTCTGCTTGTTAATCATCGCACGCGACAATAAAGTACCGCTATCTGCTGTACCTGTACCGTTTGAAAAAAGCCCTATCTCTCTTATCGTTCCTATTCCGTCGCTTGGTGCAATAACCGTTTTTGTTGTGAAAGAAGACTGCCCGATTAGCTTTGTTGTAGGCTGTTGCCTGTAAATTTCTGTTTCTAGTTTTGTATTTGTTGACACAGGCGCTGTTGTTCCTGTTCCAAGTGCAAGGTGAGAAATACTTAACTCGTCCCCTTCGAGTGAAAGATTATCAGCGTTTAAAAACTGAAAACACAAATTATAATAAGCCTGCATAATCATGTTATGCCAAACGCTTTTAGTTTTCTTGCCGGTTTCTATATCAAGCTCATGGAGTAATATAATACCTTTTATTCTTTTTATTTTTTCGCTCATGTTTCTCCTTATGCCGGATAAAATAAATTCTGTCCTGACCATGCCATACCTTCAAAGTCGCCTTCGATTGCAGGGAAGCACGTAACAGGCTCGTGAATTATTATTTCTTCAGTCGGCCTTGTAATATTATCAAACACGCTAGACGTGTTGTAAACCTTTGTTTCTGTTCTTACTTTTTTATCAACCTTTTTCAAAACGGTTCCATATCTCGATGCAAAGTTTTTATTGTTTAATTTTACTTTGCATAAAAAAGTTTTATTAAAATCTGAAATATTCCTTTCAATAACTATAAACGTCCCGACTATTGCAAGCTCTGGTTTGTTTACTTCCCACACAGTACCAATGTCTGTTCCTTCAAGAAATGGCACTGTATATGTTAAAGTCTGGATTCTCTCTCCGTTCTCTTCAAGCATTGTGCTTGCTGTTGTTGTTGCGTCTTCCTCGCTCAATATAGTTTCATCTGTTAATATGTTTTCTATTATTCCAGACGTACCGTTAATTGCAATTAGACTTTCTTTCAAAGACTCGTTTTCTTTTTCTATTACGATGTCATAATAACCATAAAACACGACCGTAACATTAGCACCTACACTCGGTTTAACTGTTGCGTTATTATTAAGCGATATTTGCTTGTCGCCGTAACGATATAAAAATGTTTTTGCTGTGCTTTCATCATCAACACCGAGAATACCAACACCTGCAGGCGTTCCGTTAATTGTTATTCCGGTAACCTCTGATATTTGATAAGGTAATGGAATTGTGTATTGATTTGCCGTCCATGTAAATCCAAGATTCTGTAAACTTGTTTCTTCACTAGCCCCAACTACAATTTGTTTAGTTCTTATCCCTGCTGAGTTTTCAGATACCTGTAAGCCTGTTCCATATTCAGGTAGTGCAATAGTTTCAAGGTCTGTTTTTTTAACGAAGTATAATTTATCTTCAGGCGATATATACCACAGCGCCCCTGCTTTATCTGCTAGCTCGTTCATTACATCCATGCAATTCAAGAATGAACAATTATAATTTTCAAATAGTAATTCAAACTCGCTTATATGCCCTACTGTAATATTTTCTATTACTAAATATTGATCATATATTTCTTGTATTATTTCTTGCACATATACATTGTCAAGAGAAATAGATATAAGTCTATTCTTTGTTACAATTTCTTTGCTATCTATTTGTATTCTTGCAAGTACATTTTCTTTACCTGTTGAAAAATTAGGAGAGTCAACGCTGGAAATAATTCCTGAGAAGATTAAGGTTTCACCGTTGTATATTTTTGCGCTTGCTAAACTTAACGGCATGGACTGACCGTCTTCGACCTTGACAGTGCATTCACTTCTTGTTACTGCACCGCCTGCGCTAGAGATTCGGTAATCATTTGTGAGTTTATATTCTTCTCCTGCAATCTCAATAGTTAGGTTCATATTACCGCCCTGTCAATAGTTTCATACACAAGACGGCCGAATGCTGTTCCGTCTATTTGTACTGGTGCATCAATCTTATTTACAATCGTTACGTTTCCTCCACCTGAACCAATTCCTGCAACGGAAGGAACGTTTGTTCTTAGTCCTGCGAGTAGTTGATTCATTGCATTTGAGAACACGCTATTAGTCGCGCTTGCGGTCATAACCCTTGAACCACTTGGAAGTGTAACAAGCTCCGCGCCATCTTCATTAATTACCGCAGAACCTCCTCTAAAACCTGTAGTACCTCCTGCATTAAATAAACCTTTCAACCAAGTACTGAAAGCGTTATCACCTTCAGGAGGTGGGCTTCCGAGTCCAGAAAAAAGAGCCTTGAAGTCGTTTCCAAACTTTGTCCACCCTTTTTTAATTCCGTTCCATATTCCTTCAAGTATGCTTTCTCCTGATGGTACAAATATTTTCTTGAACAAATCTGACAGCATCTCTGTAAGTTTATAAGAAAGATTGTTCATTGCTTCACTAATTGCTCCAAAGATTGCAGGTAAAGAAGAAATAATTGCAAGCGGTATCATGATATACATTTCTAACCAGTAAGTTATAAAAAACATTATAAACGCATAAACAAGAGCTGTTACCAATTCAGGCAAGGCATTTATAATAGCCTCTATTATTAGTGGCAACATTTCTACTATGCCCATGATTAAAGAAGGGAAGGCGTTCGCAAGAGCAATTATTATTTGTGGCAATGCGGTAAGTAATCCTGTTATCAATGTTAATACAAGAGTCAGCCCTAGTTCTATTATCTGCGGTAAATTATCCATAACAGCGAGAATAAAGTTTGTCATTAGATAAATGCCGAACGCTATTACTAATGGAAGCGTTGACATAGCCGTATCGAGTAGTGATTTAATTATATTGCTCATTGATTCTTTTTTAGTGTTTGCCTCGTCAAGCATTGATATAATAAAATTAAATATTAACTCTTTTCCCGCAATCGCTAACGCTGGAAGTGAACCAATATCATTTACAAAAAAATCAGTAAGTCCTTTTAATAACTCTTGTAGGCTTTCATACATTTGTTTAGGGTCAAACTTTGCAATCTTACTAATTCCAGAAAATATTTTGCTTACAACGCCGACAACAACCTGAAACACCGCGCCGATTCCAGAAGCAATAGAACCCAAAGAACCCATTACCGCAACAGCCGTTTCATCTAGTTTCCAGCTCATCGCCTGAGTTAAACCTTTTCCTGCTTGCTCTCCTGTTTTCATCGCGCTATCAACAAATCCGTCAAACATTCCGGACAAAGGCGAGTTAGGACTTGCCGGTGTAGAGTCTGTGAATTCTTTTGACTTTTCTAAAGCGCTTGAAGAAGCTTCCCCGAGCGCTCCATATTCTGTAACAATATCTGCTAGTTTATTTTGGTATTCTTCGGCTGCCCTTTTAAGCTCTTCCCATGTTTCGGATCCGGTTGATACACCTAGCTGAAAAGCTGTACGCGCTCTTTTCTGTGCCTTTTCCCATTCTGCATAAGCCTGTACAAGTGCTTGAGTTTTCTTGGTTCTTAGTTCATCAGCCTGCGCTTGAGCTTGAGCCTGTGCAAGAGCCTTAGCTTCTGCCTCTGATTTTTGGCTTGCTGTCTTTTTCTCTAATTCTGCTAATTTTTCAGCTCTTTTTATCTGTTCTTCTTTCAGTGCTATTTGTTCTTTTATTTGTAAAGACATATAAGTCTCTGCGTCGCTTCCGTCCATGGCAATGCCGAGATTGTTTTTATATTCTTTGTTTAAGTTTTCAAGTTCAATTTTATACAGCGCCAATTTGTCCGTTGTTGTTGCTGTTCCGTCTTTTATCTTATCATTAAGTTCTCTTATTTCGTTGCTTTTAGATATAACCTCTGCCATAGCTCCGGCGAGCTTTCCGAACCATCCCTGTACTGTTTCCACGGCAGGCGCAAGGGCTTGACCGAGTTCTTCCTTCAGGTCTCCCATTGCGTTTTTCATTTGCGTGTTTGCGTTTACTGTTGCCTGTGCCATGCCTGCGTATTGTTTGGCAATCATGTCAACGGCTTCACCGTTCTTTAATTGTTCTGCTGTTAATGTCTTGAGTGTCGGTATGCTTTCGCCTAATTCTCCTGTCATTCCTGCATAAGTTTTGTTTAAGTTCTTAACAGCGCTTTCAAAACTCATTGCTCCTGAAGAGGCTAAGTCTGCCGATGCTTTAATTATTCTTTGTATTTCGTCTTGTGTTCTGCCAGCGCTTGCTAACTGTGTCATTAGCCCGAGCGTCATCTCGTCGCCGTAGTTACTTACTTTTTGTAACTCACTCGCAAAAGATTTTAACTGCTGAACGCTTTCTGAATTGAGATAAGGATTATTTTTGCTAGCTTGTTCCAAGGCTCTTTCTGCTTCTGCCTGCACGTTGTACGCGGCTACTAGCTCGCCCATTACTTTAACAGTAGCACCGATCGCAACCGTTGCAACCGTTACTGCTCCGGCAAACTTTGCAAAAGATATTTTACCTATTGATGTTAAAGACTTCCCCGAATCGTCGAGTGTTTTCTTTAATCCGTTAACCTGTTTGTCTAGTTGAGAACTGTCAAGTTTAGTGTCAATCTTTATGCTACCGTCTGCCATGATTCCCCCTAGTCGCTTATCTCGCCTTCGTAATCATCAAGTGCAAAAGCTATTTTAAGTTTTATCAGCCTTTGATTTTCTTCCGTGCTTGCCTTCGGGTCAACCGGTTTTGTTCTTATGTCCATAACTCGCTTGATTAAAGTTTCTTCACTTAATCCTTTGAATAATTCTAAAAACTGCCACCAGTGCAAGTCTGCTTTTGTTAAATCTATCTTGTAGTCTTGATAAAAAGAAGCGTATATTCTACCGCCGTCTTTTCCAAAATCAAAACTCTTTTTCCCGTCTTCGTCTTTGTTCTTTTCGCCTGCAACAAGAAAATTATTAAACTCATCGCTTGAGTTTTCAGGCACTCCGTTGCAAAATATTTTCTGTAACGCTTCTGCTTTTTCTTGTTCGTCCTTTGCACAAAACAGTTCTATAAATAATCTATAGTCTGTTTTTATTTTCACGCCGGATATTGAGTCCGGCAATGGTTTATCTAATCTCATTTTACTTTAGACTTAAATTCTCTCTCTGCGTCTGTCATTGCCTTGTTGATAACGTCTGATATTTCGTACATTATTTTTAATATTGCAACAACATTATTTCTGCAAAGTCGATTTATTTTTTTTGCTTTACTTTTTCCAAATGTACTTTCCATGAGCTCAAGAACGGCATTCATGAGCTTTTCATAATCTGATAAATTATCTTTTCTAATAGAGTCAAGCTCTTTCGCTTTTTCTTCCCATTGTTTTAATAACTTAACGTCGCCAGTGTTCAGATTGATAATTACTTTTTCTTTGAACTCGTTTTCGAATGTTAGCTTTTCAATTCCTGTCTTTATTTGCATTTTATTTCTCCTTCTAAAATGTACCCCTCCGAAGAGGGGATTTTAATTATGTTCCTGGGTTAATATCGGCTGATTCCAATACTTCACTCAAGAACTTAACAACTCTACCATTAGCATCAAGTTCGTACATATTTAAGTACTGACCTACTACTGCAGGAATGTCAGCTGCACTTGTATATGCTACAACTGTTCCGGGATGTGAATAAAGGTTAGCTGTTTTTGCAGCAGGAGTTAATACATACGCAAGTGTATTTTCTGCTCCTGCTGTTGCTGTGAACTTTGTTGCACCAACAACAGATCCAGCCGCTACTGTTGCGGTCAATGCTGGTGCGCTTGTCGGTTCTGATACAGTCGGCTCTCCGCAACCCTCAAAGTTTGCCGAGAAGTCACTCTTTGCGTTAGCGTCTCCGCCTGCATCTGCAATATCGGCGAATGTTCCATAAGATAATATTCTTTTCCCGTTTGATTTTGTGTAACGGAACCATGTTTTTGCCTCGTCTCCAAATTTGTTTTGAAGGGATACAATAAAGTCCTGTGCCACATTTCCGGTTACTCTGTGACCTGTTAATGCACACATATACTGCTTTCCGATTATGTCAGTATTACCGTAACCACCGCCGTTTAAATAAGCCGTGTTGTCTTTCGAGTCGTTCCATGAGTCGATTGCGCTAGTTATACCAACCGCAAGCCTTGCCCATGTTCTTGCTGAGCCTGTAGGGGTAGTATCGACCTCAACGCATACTTTCCGGTTCAATACAAATTCTTCTGCCATTTTACACCTCTTTGTATAAGTTTATTTTTCCTGAGAAAGTATAAACGCTTTCCCCCGTTTCATAATTTTGCACAAGCGAAGGAAGTGTTATTTCCCTTACCTGTATTTCTTTAACATTAGTTAAATCTATATAAGCACCGTTAAGTGTTTGTGCCATGCTCATTAATTTATTGTATGCTGTCTCAGAGCTTGTTGCATCAAATCCCCTCCCGTAAACCGAAAAAGGAAAATCACAAATAAATGAGCCATCTAAATAAGATGTTTGCTCAATCTGTGCAGGGTCAACACGTACCATATAAACCGCACTTGAAAAAGGATACCCGTCTATATAAACAGTAGAGCCAGCAAGTGTTGACAAATATTCTGATAACTCAAGAATTATATTCTGCATTTGCCAGCTTCTCCCATTCCTTCAAGTGTTTACTCTTTGCTACTTCAAACCATTTCATTGAAGCATTAGGGTTTTTGTCTTTGCTCTTATTAGGAAAACCGTAATACTGCGGTCGCGCATACGGTTTGTTCCATTCAAGCGTTCCTTTTCCTTGTACCGGTTGTACACTGGTTATCAGATCTCCGCTTCTGTCCGGCGCATACTTATTACTGTCGAACGCTACACGGCTGTCAAAAACATATTGCGCTTTTTCAAGTCTTTTTTTTACATCTGAGATTATTTTATTTTTATTAAGCTCAGTTGTAACTGTCATACTAAATAAACCTCATAATGATGGAGTGATACATCGTCATATTCTGGTGTAACGTCTCTAACCGTATAATCAACATTGTTAAAAGTAACAACATCCTCAGCCGTAAAAACAATATCAGCCGGTAAAGAATTATTGCAATCATAAAATAAAACAAGTTTATCATTGCGATAATCACCAAGTGCCGTGAAAGCGTTTTGTTTCGCAACCTCACATCTAATATAAACCAGTGTTTGCGCGGTCTCGAATGTTTTTTTACCGCGCGGGTCCATTGACTTATATTTTTTATATGAGGCCGTATGCACAAGCACTTTCCGCGGTATCGGTCTAGCCATAGTAGTAGTTGCTCCCTGCCCTTGGAATAGCGCGGTTCATAAGACCTGCCTGTTCAAGAAACTGTGTGCATCTTGTTGTTGTTATAGCTTTTTTTGCGGTTGTTGAGTAAGAAAACTTACCGATACTTGCGCTAGATAAGTCGCCGTCATCTCCGTCAAGAATAAAGCTCTCAGCCTGTGCGCAACACGCCTTCTGCAAAAGTCCTGTCTGGAACTCGGTAAGGTCAGCCGTTACAATTCCGTATCCGGTAGTAATGTCGATAACATCACTTGCGCGGTCAAGTTGTTTAGTAATTTCTGCATCTGTTGCCGTAGCTCCGAGGTAAGTAGACTTGTAATAAGTAAGTGTTGCGTATGCCATTAGAAAACCTTCTCGTAGTCTCTCATACCTTGCGCCATCCTTCCGCAACTTTACGCGGTAAATCTTTATAAAAACAACTCTTTGTCAAAGTGTTTTTTCTTATCAGTACAAGGTCAGTATCAGCAGGTTTCTTTTCCTGCCTTACTTCTTTTTCATCTTTTACTTTCTCATCCATCCGCCTTCCTCCCATTTCGCAACGTCTTTAACAGGCGCGTATCTCGTAACGCCGTTTTTTATCATTGCTATTTCAGTCGGTTCCGGTTTATTTTCAACTGGTTTTGCTTCTGCCTTTGGTACTTCTTTTACTTCCGGCTTTTTTACATCTGCCATATTTACCCCTTTAAGTTAGAGGGGATTTCTCCCCTCATTGTTTTTATGCTGCTGAATTGAAAGTTGCGTATCTTACAATTTTGTTATTTGCATCAACTTCATAAAGGTTGATGTAGTGAGTCTTTGTAACGGTTACGCTAACTGCATCTGCAGTATTAATTTTAGTTGAAGTAGGTAATGCGTCATAGGTTACCGGTGCAGTAGGTGCATTTGCGCTGTCAGTGTCTAAGTAATAGAACTCATGTCCGGTTTCTTTTGCAGAGTATAAAGTGCCAAGAGTGATAGTTACTGTTCCAGAAACAGAGTTCCCGAATACAGAGGAAGCAATCGCTGTTACTGTTGCGGTCTTAAGTGAAACATAAATACCATTGTATTTGTTTTCATAAACCCAGCAGTCATGGTACTGTCTAATCATAAGCTTGTCGGCATCGGTAGACTGGTTCTGGTCTGCTCTGAAAATCTTAATCTTATTATGTTTAACAAACGCTACAACCGCAGATCTGGCCATGATAATCCAGTTCATATCTTCGGCGTAAGCCTTTGCACTAAATCCGTCTGTTGCACTGAAAGTAAAATCGGTTTTCATACGGGCAGAAGGAACAACAATAAGAGGAACGCCGTCTATTGCGTCAACCTTGGTTGTAATTCCGTTGCTTCCGGTAATATTCTGTGTCTCAAGTGATTTTGATAATTGTGTTGACTGTAAGAGCTGTTTGTTTGCCTGTCCTGATATGAAACAGATTAAAGGCTCCTGGTCTCCGATGTTATCCTGAATGTCTGCAATATCGCTCTGTATCTGTCCAAGAACAGTAGCGGCCGCAGGAGTGTAATAACCATAATGCACAGCGGTATCAGCGTAAACAGATTTAAAGATTTTAGACAAACGGTATGAGTCTACTTCGGGGATTGCTTTTGTGTTTGTAAAAATACGAAGCACGTTAGAAATATTTACCGCGTTCTTTGTTTCGTCTGCGTCCATTGCATCTACGTTAAGGGTTGTTCCCCTGTCCATAGTGATGTCTTTTGTTTCCCATGTCTGAGTAACCGCGCCTGCAGGATATCCGCTGTCTCGATTGTAAGTACCAAAGCCAGTTGTTGATACTTTCGCAATCTTTACGGAGTCTCCTCCGTTATACTCAATCTGTCCCGCGTTTGCGGTCAATACATCAGTTGTCAATCCAGCGGTAACGAGTTCGTCAAGTAAGCTGGTATAGACATCTGCTAAAACTAATGAGTTTGCCATTTTGCCTTCCATTTGGTCAGGCATAAAAAAAGAGCCTGCACCATTTAATAAAGTTTTATCTACTCAACGAATAGATTTTACCTTGATTAAGGTCAAGCCCTTTACCTCGGAGAATGCCGAGCCATTAAAGATACAGTATCATAAGTTTATAACGCTGTCAATAGTGATACCTATTTTTTTAATCCAGTATTTCTCCTAAGTGTTTCAAGCAGTGCTTCTTTTTCTGTTAAACTTTGTGACTGGGAAGGCGCTCCTATGTCCTTAACCGGGGCTTTGACAAACTCTGGAAACTCTGTTAATACCGCGCTTATCTTTTCAGCTACTGTTTCACCTTCGTAACCCTGAGCGAGTTTAACAACGCGGTCTACCTTGTCAGCAGGAACGCCTTTACGTAGAGCCTCGCCAAGCGCCAATGCCTGTTCCTTTTCTGTGCGTAGTTGTGCAAGCGCCGTTTCCTTTTCCTGTAGCAATGCCTGCTGTTTTTCCGCCTCGGTCATCTTTTCTTGTTTCAGCTTTACAAGCGCGTCAATGTCGTCTGTGCTTTTCAGCCCGTACTTGTCCAATAACTCACGCTGTGCCTTTTCCGCTGCCTTTGCTACGTTCTTTGCAATCAGGTCGTTAACCTGTTTGTCATCGTAGGTCTTTGCCTGTGTTTCTTGTGCCGGTTCCTGTCCTTGTGTCTGTGTTAAATCGTCTGCCATGTTTCTCCGTCCTCCTTACTTGTATATTTGTTCTCTTTCATATTGCCGTGTTCTTCCGGTCTCGTAAATAAATTCTCTCATCTTTGCCTGCTTCTCTTTTATTCGTGCCTTATATACATCAGCGGTTGTTTCAGAACCTTGTTCCTGTGCAATCGCAAGCCCTCGCTTTTCTTTTCTTATTTCTCGTTCTAGCCTGCGCTGTTCCTGTGCTTGTTTATAAATGCGTTCGTTTTCTTTTGTGTCTGTCTCGCCTTCTTCCTTTCCTTTGTTCATGCCATCTGTCCATGGCGTCATTGTATGACCGCAGTTAATGCCGAATAATCCGGCAGGCTGTCCGAAACTTGTTTCATCTAATCTTTTAACGTTCGGTGTTCTGCCATACCTTGATAAAATCATTCCTTGATAAGGAGCGCATAAAGGTCTCGCCCCTGCATGATCAGAAACAAGAATAAGGTCAATGTCATAGTCATCCATTCGTGCAAACTCAGCCTCACGCCTTGCGTTTCTTGTCGTCGTTCTTATTAAGTTTTCTGCATAAGCCTCAGTTGTCCAATTACGCCCTGCGCTGTCCGTAAACGCCTTTATGCCGTCGCTTGCCCACTGTGCCGACGTTTTTGCTACTGCCTGCCGTCCGGTTAGTGAGCCAGCTAATACTTCCGCAGTCACGGTCTCTACTGTTTGCGTATAAATTGATAACGAGCTGTTGAGCATCGTAGCGCCCATTCTGTTTAGTTCTGCGCCTGTCTTTATGTACCAGCCGTCCATCACTGCTTTTAGTTTAGCATCTGCAAGCTCAGGAAGTACAAGCTTAAGGTTTTCTCTTTTTGCAAAGGCGTCGATTTTCGTAGCACCTTCAAGCGCTCTGTTTTCTATTTCTTTGCGTGCCTCTTCTATAGCCTGCATCAAGTTCCTCTGTATTGACGCTCTGTTCATAGCGCGTAGTGTGCCGAGCTGTGCAAGCTTTTCCGCCTGCCACATAGCCGAGCCGATTGCACCGCGTTTCAGTAGCCGTATCATGTTGATAAGTATGTCGGTTTCCATTTGATAAAGAAGTTCAACGGTTGTCATTTTCTGCGTTTCCTTAACTGCCTCTCTACCGTCCGCTCAAGGCTCCGTTTATTTGCCTCGCTCTGCTGTGAGAAGCGCTCTGTCATGTACCGCTTTATTGTCTTGTTTGTCATGAAATGCTTAATCGCTCCAAGTGGTGGATAGCCGAAGTAGACCGCCTGCTGTGCCTCGAAGTCGATAAGCCGAGCGCGTACTATTCGGCGACGTGCTTTGTAAAACCGGCGCTTATCACGCGGTGAAAGCTTTGCTTTTTTGTTTTCTTCTACCTGTTTCTCCTTCATTCCGTCTCCTTTACTGTTTTGCCGTCGGCATAACTGCCCAATGAGTAACTCGAGCAGTCTAGAACCCTCCGAGCAAGCTATCCACGCCGATTGTCGCCATTTGTGCCTTTATCGCCTCTGCGCGTTTTTGCGCTTCTTCCTCAGTAACGCCGTCAAGCTCTTTTATTGCGCGCCATCTCTCTATTGTTCCGCCGGTAAGTCTTGACTGATAATACGCGGTCTTGCTATTACGGTCTTCAATTACTGAGTCATCCCACTTTATCGCCGGTATCTCAGCGCCGACCGGTTCCCCGATGTATCTGCCGAGCTCCTGTATAGCATTGCACATCTCGACAATGCCGTCACCGATTGCGCCCTCATAGAATTGCTTTGTCTTGAATGTCTTTGAGTTCTCGCTTATAACCTCGGTTGCCGTCTTCATGCTTGTACCGGTGAAAGAGAACGTACCGACGTTTACACCGATTTGTATACAAAGAATATCAAGAAGCGTCTGTATTGCAAGGCGGATTTCGTCTATTCTTAACTCAACTGTGTTGTCAGTGATTTTAAGTTGTTCTTTGTCATCACCCGCGAATGCTTGAAAGATTTCATCCGAAGGGTCAAAGTAGTTTGCCGGTTTCCCTGTTGTAGGGTCAATAACCTGTCTTAAACATCCAGCAGGCACAATTATTCTTTTACGTCCTAGAACGATTTCAGATTGTAAAGCGTCGAAGGCTATGTCTAAACTTTCAATAGTGTCTTTGCAATTTGCAAAAAGTGAAAGTCCAAGCGGTGAAGTAGTGTCTTTGTTATTTCCCCCGGGCACGCCGATGTAATGAAACAATCTAACCGGACTCTGAGCCTCTTCTTCCTCAATGCCAAACAGTGAAAGGCTTGCCGGTACTAATTGACTTCCGGTTTCCTCAAACACCTCGCTTTTAATTGTATAACTGCCATCTTGATCTTTTCTATGCTTTTCTATTCTTAAATACTGCTTATTATTAATCACTCGCCTGTCTAAAATATCAGCTTCCTGAATACCGGTGCTGTCACTAGAAACTGGTATAAAGCTATCAGCCTGTACGAAGCTTATACCAATCTTCTCGTCTTTGACGTATAACTTTAGAGCCATACCACCAAGAGCCAGAAAATATTCGGTTTCCCGTATCATGTTTTTAATGAATGCGTTGTCATCAAGAACCGATTGCGTAAACTTATCAACCGTCAGTTCCGGCCTCTCACTCCAAATAAGCCCAGTAAGTTCAGACACTGCCATATACCCAGCGTTAAGGCTTTTCCTTATTCGCTTCTCTTTCTTGCCGGCAAGTGTAGGATAGCTGTATTCCAACCAGTCCGGAGTGCCTTTATAAATCTGTCTCCACAGTGCAATTCTATTCTCAGCCTCTGTTACCGCCGAACTTGAGTCCTTCCCTGTTAGTTTGTTTATCATCATTTTTATTACGCCTCCGAGTGTCATGCTTTACCTCTTGTATATTCTATTCTTTCTCATACATATCTCTAAAACGAAAAACACATCCAAATTCTTTATAAACGGACAGATCTGTGCGACTGCAAAAACCGCATTTATTCACCTTAATTTTATTTATGATTGTTCCTTTGTATTTACAACCGTCGCAAGGGTCTTTTTTTTCTTCGTTATCGCAGTTACAGTGTTCTTCCCCGCCATGGAAGAAAATAAATAATTCTGTTAAAATCCAATACTCTCTGTTGCTTTGCGGTTCTCCAATTAGGTCGAAAAATTCTTCATATTTACATTTCTTTTTGTATTTTAACTCATCTCCAAAAAGTAATTCTATTTCTCTAATTGTAGAAGCTATTGCTGATATTTCTTTATTTTTATCTCCATTTTCTTTTAACAATCGGTCTCTTCGTTCTTTTAAGCTTTCGCAATATCGTTTTATTTTTTCTACCGTGTCCATATCTTAGCCCCCTATGCCAGTAACTCCTTCATTCGTCTCTCTACAGCATACTCCATGCTGTCCAAGCTGTCAATGTTAGTTGTGCCGTTATCGAGCCGTGTATCTTTCTGCGCCTTGTCGTCCCATACAGCCGACTGCACCGCCTCTATTGCGTGAGTACAGCCTTTCATTATAAATGCGCGCTCTGTTGCGTACATCATGTCAAAGAATCGTATCCGATCAATGATGGGTCGCTTCATGCTGTTGCCGACGTTCACTATTCCGAGTCGTTGCATTGACTTTAGTATAAGCTGTTCCGCACTATCGCAGTAAGCGTCTACACACCGCCAGCGACGTTTCACACCTTCAGTAAACGTCTTGAAATTCTGCAAGATTGTTTCTGTATCTTTATTCTCAGTATCGTATAATTCATCAAGTACTACTATGCTTATCGGTTTATCTTTAGGCTTGAAATATCCCACAGCCGTGTAAGAAGTAGCGGATCCGTTACCGCCTATATCAGCCCCGATTTCAACAAACAGGATATTGCCTGGAACTTCGTCAAGTATGTTTCTATCTTTGAATGACGGGAAGCAGACACCTTCAGCACGTACCCATTTACCTAGTATATAGCGGTCGTAGTAAACGGTTCCTGCGTACTCACGGCATAGGTTATCAACAAAGGCTTTGTCAAGGAACGGGTTGTCAAAAATAGTGAAGTGTTGCACATACTTGTCAATGTCGCTATCCATAAACTTCTTTGCCCAGTGCAACGGAGAATCAGGATTGCAAGTTAAGTCAGCCTTTGCGTTCGGTCTGTCAAGCCTGCTTTTAGCCATTGTAAAAAGTTCTTCGTTGTAAGTAGCGTATTCGTCACACATTGCCCACTTCCAGCTTCCACCACGTACCCGGTTTACTGCGTTAACTTTATCAGCTCCAAGACAATAAACAGGCTCTCCAAACATTATAGAAATACCGTTAGTGTTTATATCTGATACTAAGTTACCCCAGATTGCTTGAAGCGGTGCTATTATGTTTCGTTTAAGTGTTCCCTGTGTATAGCCAAGCATTACATTGAGTCCTGATTTACCAGCCCCTTCTCGTATTCTCATAGGGATTGTATAGTTTAAGTGTAAGTGAGTTTTACCGGAGCGTGTTGCACCTGTTAAGATATTCCATCGAGCATTACCGTTTTTTATTGCATCCTTCTGTTTGTCAGTCAGTAGCACTTCGTTTTATTCCTTCGAGTATTGCATCGAGCTTTACCGTGTTTTCTTCTTCACCTTCCGCCTTGTCTGACCAGCCCCTGTTCTTAAGCGCAAAAATAGCACCTGTACATGATTGATACCTTAAAGCCCTTTCATAGCTTTCTTCAACTCTTAGCATTGCCTTTTTTATGGGTGTTGATATTGGAGATTCAGCCTTTGCGTTCTCCCATAAGGTTTTTCTTTGACAGTATCCTAGAGCTAGGGCAAGCCCGCAGAAAGTCGGTTCTATTCTGTCTCCGTCAGCGGCTATTAAGCTGTTGAAATAATCATCTATCTTTTTCTGTATTGCCTTAACGTCATCTTTGTCGTTTATAGGAGGCTTTCCAACTTTTCTTTTCTTTGTAGTACTAGCCATATACAACCCCTAAAAACACCACAAGCAGGCAGGCTATCAACCCGACTGCGAAAAACAGTAATGCTTCTTTTATTTCTTGCTTTGTAGGTTTTTCTCTAATAGTTAGCTCCTTTTGTACTTTAAGAACTGAAAGATGTTCATGTACTTAAATTCTACTATCTTGCCTTTCAACATTTCATTTTCATTAACAGTTTCACTGTACAGTTTTTTAAGCTCATTGTTTGCAGTTACAACGTCTTTTAGTACTTCGTATGTCGCTTTGTATGTTATCTCTCTTTTAGTATATAAACCAGTTATAATTGTTTCTACCTGTACGCTGTTTTCTTTAAGCTTATCAATAGCTTCTTGTAGCTCTTTTTCTTGTCGCTTAAAGCCTTCATAATCTCTTATGCTTATTGTTACTGTTCCGTTCATGTTTACTTCTCCTGTTTTTTTGCGCGGACAGGAATCGAACCTGTTACCATCGGCTTATGATACCGCAGAGCTACCACTGCTCCCACCGCGCTGTGTCCGGCAATCTCCAACGGAGCCATGCCGGTATATATATAATAATAGTAAATCAATACGTTTTAAGTCCGTTCGACTATTAGATATTCACCCATACGGGCTATTGAACCGGCAGGGATTTGAACCCTGCATGGGAAAAGTTTGTAATCCGGTTTCACGTAACGTCTACGCTCTTGGGCGTCCCCCTCCCGTCTTTCCCTCTTTACTCATAGCGTCTACCCTTTCCGCCACGGTTCTTGTGAGCGTTACGTCATTTCGCTTATTTCTAAGTTGACCGCATCACGCACAAGCTAACTTTAATTAACCCTTTGCGTTTCTTGCCACCGCTCGCCAGCTGTTTTATACAATCACTTACGTGAATGTTTACTATTTATTGTAGCACAGTTTTATTTTTCTGTCTACTGTTTTCTTCCTTTATCTTTCTAACCATATCGTCATGGTCTAACCCGTAAGCCTTACAAAGTCTTCCAAGTGTTTCTGTCTTTAGAGGGATTGGTTTTATCCCTTTCTCTATCTGGTCGATGAACCTGAAATTCACGCAGGATAATTCACCTGCTGACCGAAGGCTTAGTTTTTTTAACTGACGCGCTTTTTTTAGTTCTAGTCTTGTATCCATATTTCTCCTTTAGTTATTTTAAGCAGTTATTGATCTGAAGCAGTTGTTATGCGCCGCTCACTTCTTCGTAAGTCTTTGCGAAAATATCAGGCTTGCATGGATAGAACTCGCCATTAACACCTTTGATTATGAAGTCGCCTTTTTCAGCTTTCATAACACCTTCGAGCGTAGGGATGTACACGGCCTCACCGGAGGCATCAAAGTTGTACGCTTGTGACAACCATCCGTCAGGCCAACCGGGTTCAACCATCCCGCCTGCGTACATAAAAGCCTCAATAATTACTGGTTTCTTTCTGTATTTCATAGTGCCCTCCTTGTGAGCGGTTTAGCGTGTGTCGGTTTTTTGGCTACTGACGAAAAACTGCTAAACGTCCGCATAACATTTGGATAACTTGCAACGGTACTCCGTTGTCAAGTTGATCCAGTTGTTAGGAACTTTTTTTGCCCGACAAAATCCAGTATTTGAAATGCGTTTGTGTGATCTCTTCTCCGCACTCGCCATAACGACCGATATAAACAGACGTTGATCGGGACATGGTGAAATCTCCGCCTTTCCAGCCCTCGAACGTTCCACCATCGGCGGATTTTGCGTGTGCAAGCATATCAGATATTTTTGATTCAGGTTCCGGCGTAAACGCCAGCTCGTCATAACTCCCCCGATCACTATGCGGCGAGCTGAAACCATCCTTGACGATAAGTTCCTGATCTTGCTTTTCAAGCCAGTCTATCAGTTTTCCGAGATTCATATTTCCGTACATCCTCTTTCTCCTTTCGCGAATTGTCCGCGTAGTCGCGTAGCGGGTACGCGGCTGTCCGTCGTCCTAACATTGGTTTAACCTGCGACGCCTTCGGGCGGAGTCCGGTTGAAACCGTTGTTCGACGCCGCCAGACGCCCACATTCAACTAATGCGTCCTGATAGACATCTTCAACCTTTTGAAGATTTTCGGTTGCTTCTTTCGGCTCGTCTTGAACCAAGTTCATTCCCTTGCGTAAAAGTTCAATCGTTTGGTGTTGTAGTTTAAGCGCGTAAATGATTTGATCCATCGTGCTTCCTTTCTGGCGGCTTGGTTCGTGTCGGTATAAACGCGCCAGTGTTTATACCGCTAAAGAATCCGTCGAACATATATTATCTTGTTCCAGATAAGAATAGTCTAGCATACTTCTTTCTGTTTGTCTAGCTTTTTACAACTTTTTTATAAAAATAATTCTATCTGTTTTCTCCTTTTGCTAAAGCGTCAAGCTCTTCAATGCTTAACCTTGTGTATTCATCATAGAACTGTGCTTCTAGATCCATGGCGTTTTCTGTTTTTTCGTATGCCTGTTTTTCGGCATTGCATTTTAGCCATGTTACTTTTGTTGCTATTCTGTCTGTTAGTCTTAAATACTTTCCTGCGTCTGTATCAATAAGCCTTGCCTGTAAATTCTCAATGCTTTTTATTTTCATCTCTTTTCTCCTTGTTTAATCGCAGCCTTCCATCCTACAATAAAACACATAAGCCCGTTTAATTGCTCGCGTGTTCTTATACATTCAGGTAGTAAGTTTAGGTCATATAAAAACCACTCTGCGCCATCAGTGTTTTTAATCCAGTCTTTTGTGTCTTGTGGTACTTCTACTTTATCTCTCATACTCTTTTACTCCTTTTTATTTTTCTGTAGTCTCGCCTAAATATTTTCTGTAGCTATCACCTTCCGGTTCTTTTCTTAAACTCTTGCGCGTCTGCCTTTTCTTGTTCTTTCCTTTTTCTTTCCCTCTCTTTTCTTTCTTCCAGTATTTCTGCATCTTGGCGGCGGTCATCAATAAATCGAATATATTGAGGTAAGAATTTTAAGTAGGCTGTCCCACAAGCTCCATTTCTGTTCTTAACAATAATAGCATCTGTTTCTATGCTCACGTCATCTATGCTTGCAGCTCTTTCGCGGTCAAGAAGAATAATGCAATCAGCTGTCTGTTCAAAAGCTCCCGACTCCCTTATGTCCTTAATACTTGGTCGCTTGCCCTCCGTGTCGCGTGTAAGCTGTGCAATCTGAATTATCGGTATATTCAATTCTTTTTTAAGTTTCTGCAGAATAACGGCAATTTCTGCAAACTGTTCATGTCGCGGTATCCTCTGATTGTAATGACTAATCAAAGAAATATAATCAATAAATATTACTTCAACTCCTAAACATCTAACCATGTATCTCGCTTTAGCACAAATCTTATTTATGTTACCGTCTGAATCGTCTGTTATATAAATCGGCAAGTTACCAAGCTCCATGAGTTTGTCTTGTATTCTTTGATAACCCGCGAGGTCAACCATTCCTTTTTTCATTACTATAGCCTGCACCGAAGAAATATCAGACATTGCTCTCATCACTAAACTTAAAGAACTCATCTCTAATGAAAAGTATCCTACCTTCTTTCCTTTCTTTGCAAGGTTAACGGCAAGATTTACGGCGAGTGCAGACTTTCCTATACTTGGTCTTGCACCGATAATATAAAGCTCGTTTTGTATACCATCAAGAATACAGTTAAGTTTATCAAATCCTGTATCAAACCCAGATAACATTCCCTTGTTATGATAAGCTTTATCAATCTCGTTTAATAAAGGCAACATAAAATCATACACAGGCTTTATATCGTTTCCGCCGTTATTCTCGTTAATCTTATTTGTTGTTGTCATTATTTCGCTTAACTTCTCGCCTATATTTTCAATCGTCAAATCTTCAAGCGTACTACGTATTTTATTAGTCTCTCTAAGCATCGAATAACGCTTTACCTTGTCAGCGTAATAAGCCCAATTTGAAGATGTAGGAACGCTGTCCATTATTGTCGTTACATCTTCAACGTATTTATACTTTGTCTCTGTGTTGAGTGTAAGTAAGTCAATCGCTTTTTTATGATTATCAAGTGAAACAATACTTCTAAGAATTGCCCGATTTGTTTCTGAATATAAATCAGTCTCGTTAATTTGTGCAGTTACATTCGGAATTATAGACTTATCCATAACCATACAACCAAGCAAGCATTTTTCCATTTCTAAGTCACATACTTTCATGTTAATAATTCTCCTTCAAAATCATGAAGCGCATAACATTTTTTGCATACTCCATTTTCTAGTTCAGTACCGCATTTTTTGCAGTAATATTTTATAACACGTTTTTGAACAACTATTTCTTTCTCTTCCTGTATTTCTACATCCTCAAAATCTTCAAGACTCCGTAAAAATCTTGCAGGATTTCTGATAAACTGCATCTCTGTATTATTCTTTTTTATCTGGTATTTGTAAGCGTTTAATCTTTCTAGTATAAGCTCTGGTGTTACCTTATTTTTAAGTAATGAATAATAGACTTTTCTAGCATCTGTCTTATTTGTTTTCTTTGGATATTCTTTGTAAAAATCTAAAAACAAGTTTTCTTGTTCGTTGCTTTGTTTATTAGTTTTTTGTTTAATAAGTAATTGGTTAAGATTAGTATTTAGTAGCTTCGGGTTTTCCGTCGACGGGTTTACCGTTGACGGATTATCCGTTGACGGATTTCCAGTAAACGGTGAGAAGCTAGGGTTTTCAATGATTTTGAATGTATTGTTCTCAAATATACCCTTGCTATTTCTCTTTTGTTGCTTAACTATATATCCTTCATTTTCCAGTTCTTTAATAGCACCGCGCAAACAGTCGCGCCCATCTTTAGAATGTTTCTCTAACTCGCTTTGGTATATTTCCCAATCGTCCGGAAGTGATAACATATAAGAGAGAAGTCCTTTAGCTTTCCATGATAACTTTTCATTGCGTAAGTGGTGATTAGCCATCACAGTAAAATCACGCTCTTTTTTTTCTCTGTAGAATGTTGTCTCAGCCATTTTTCTTTTTATCCTCCAACTCTCTTAACATTTTATATGTTTCTAATCCTAAAACAGCTATTAGGATATGCTCTGGTGTTAGCACTTTTTCGCCTTCTGGTTTAACTATTGTCAAGTTTACTCCTTTATAAATAAAAAACCGCCTGTTACAAGGAGAATGGTAACCAACCACGGCGCCCAAAAGAAAAAGCGCACTTCTCCGTGTAACACACGGTTCTTAAACATTTCTTTTGTCTGTGTATCGGGTGGTTACGCCGATAACAATACAATATCAGATAGCAAATAATAAGTCAAGAAGAATTATCCTCTTATTGCTTTAATAGTTTTTACTATTTCTTATTTTTGTACATTTTCCATAAATTGAGAGATTCCACAATTTATTGTTTTTTTTAACCATGACATCAATGTCAACAGTACCTCCGCGTTTTGCGGAAGTACCTGCTCATTTTGTGTAGGTTACTTGTCCTTTTTGATTAGGTTTAATAGTTCATAGATGTTTACGGCACTCTGCAATTATTGCGAAAAGGAACGCGCAAGCATCAGCTGCTTCGTACATGGTTTTTTCGTAGTCTATTTTGTCTTGAAATATTTCTTTTGAAAGCTCGTTCATTTCTCCTATTGCTCCAACAAGAAGAATAGATAAATCATCACTGAACGGTTCTTTCTCAAGGTTTTTAGGTCGGTTCAATACATCCCATACGGCACGTGATCCAGTAAAAATCATGGCGTCTATTTCTTTCTGGTCTTTCATAGCGTCTCCTTTAATTTAGTTTTTCAAAATGCCTTAGGCAAGCTTCATAGCCTTCCTTTGTAGGCATCCGCATAACATTTGCTTAACCTGCGAAACGCTACTGCGTTGAGTCAGGTTGAAGCAGTTGTTAGACCTCTTCAATTCTTTTCTTTGCTATCTCAAAATACTTTTCATCTTTCTCTATGCCGATAAAATCACGGTTTAGATTCTTGCAAGCAACACCTGTACTACCAGAACCCATAGTAAAGTCAAGAACGGTTTCACCTTCCAGCGTGTAGGTTTTTATTAGGTATTCAAGCAAGGCTACTGGTTTTTGGGTGGGGTGAAATTTTTTATTACCACGAGTTCCTCTGTTTATTTTTAACACTGACCTTGGGTATCTTATTTTAGGATTATATTTTTCTGAAATTATACTTTTACATGATATAGTCTCAACTATATTCATAAATCCAGACTGACTTTGATTTTTATTTTTATCATTATTATTGGGTTGTATAGAAGGTTCCATTATAGGATAATAGTTTCCACCATAAAAGACAGATATAATCTCGTGAACTGTTGCACTTTGATTTTTCATATTAAATATATTTGTTGGTCGTTCTTTCTCCCATACCCAATCATACTTAAATTGCTTCAAGTTACTAACACGAAGCAATGAACTAAACGGCTCTGAGCCAAAAAGAAGTATAGCCCATTTCGGCTTGATTATCCGTTTTAATTCTGCCCACATGGGTTCAAACGGAATAACCGTATCCCACTTACAGGCCGTGGTTCCATACGGTGGATCAGTCAAAACCATATCAACCGACTGGTCTGGAATGTCTTTCATTTTCTCTAAGCAATCACCTAAAATTAACTGCAATCTTTTCTCCTTTCGTAACTTGTCAGGATAACAAGTTATCCCGCTAATTAAGCTTTTCTTTTTTCCAAGGATATTGAAGACCTGCCTCTTCCCATATTTTAATTGCCTTCTCTTGATACTCGCGCGCCATTTCCATAAGCTCATAAGCCTTGTATTTCTTTGTGCTTTTTCTTTCCCCTGCTTCGATCAACTGCGCGTGTATCTTTTCTCCGTATTTTTCTTTAATGTACTTCAAGAATTTTATTGTTTGCCCATTACCAAAGCGGTTACACGTTGCGCACTGACATCCAGTATTTACGATTAAAAATCTTGTCTCCTTAACACCGCGCGGTACACAGTGTCCATTCTGTAATGCCATAATGCTCATAACTTTATTGCAAGTAACGCAAACCGCAAGCCCTGTTTCTAGTGTCCCGTTTTCTTGCGCTCCCATCGTTCGGCGTAATTGAGAAAACATCTGGTCAGCTTTTCCCATTGCATATCCGATTGTAACTCCGCCGTCTTTCTTTTTCTTTTTCATTTCATCCGCCTTAACTTTGCAGTGATTAACTCGTTGATAAAAGTTTGAATACTTTTCGGGTTCATGTTTTTATCAAGGTTACTGAAAAGATATGCTTTGATTTTGTTGTAATCACTTCCTTTTATTTTCAGAGCGATACTAACTATCTCATCATCGCCCCGTAGTTCATCATTCCGCTTCCTCATTGTTCCCCCTTATTTCATACCCGTTGCGGTCAAGCGTTCCAAGTGTTTCAAGTTTATCCATGAAAGAATGCACTTGTCTAATGTCGGTGAAATGCGGGTAATACGTTTCTCCGTTTTTCATGTAAACTACTTGATAAAAATTATCTGCTACTTTTTCGTAACAGCATATAAAGTAATCATCCGGCTTTATAAGTTGTTTTTTTATCTGGTATGCATTTATGCACAGAACAATTAAACACCAAACAATTAAAGACTTTGTTAAAAAATCCCGCATTCGTTCTCCTTTGCGTACCGCTCTATTTCATCGTCTGACAAAGTTACCGGTACTTCGTCTCCGTCGCTGTTGTAAGCGATAACGCTTGTAATTTCTATTTCTGGCTCTCCCTGCTCACCGCAATCGTGCTGTATTCCGTCGCGGTCATAATAGTTATGAGCATCAGTACCGCCGACGTATTCGACAGTGTAATTTATTTCGTAAGTAATACCGTCAATTTCTATTTCAAATTCTTTTTCCATGGCTTACCTTTACCAGCTCTGCTGTCTTGACATAGGTTTGAGAGTAACGGAATAATACGATTGATAAACCGTTACATCCTACCATTAGGACTTTGCCTTCTCCGTGATTCTTGTGATAAACCATATCACCTTCTTTGATTGTCATTCTTACCATCCCATTCCCATGTACCGCAAAGGTAACAAGCGGGTTTATATTTCCCTGCGTTTTTGTTGCACTGGGACATGATACAGTTATAATTTTTGCAATTACCGCAACACTCTAAGTTCTTGTGGTCTATCTTGCGATAGATTATAAGCTCTAGCAATCCAAAAAAGATAAGGATTGCAATAACTAATAAAACTAATATTCCCATAAATTACTCCTTTTGCCGGCTGCGCTCCGGCAGTTTTATCCTTCCAGTTTTGGCAACTCTCCGACTCTGTGGAATCCATTAGCCCATGCAATAGGGTCTGATAAAAACTGTTCTTTTTGCTCTGCGTTCATCACACAAACTGCATGATAAACAAGTTGCTTTGAAATTCTGTCTGATACTTTGCACTTTGTTGACCCGCACCATAAAGGCCATGCGGAATAGTCTAATTCAACGTTCAGCTCGGCACCGTTCAGATCGGCACGGTTCAGCTTGGCACAGTTCAGCTCGGCATCGTTCAGCTTGGCACGGTTCAGCTTGGCATCGTTCAGCTTGGCATCGTTCAGCTTGGCACGGTTCAGCTCGGCACCGTTCAGATCGGCACGGTTCAGCTTGGCACAGTTCAGCTCGGCATCGTTCAGCTTGGCACGGTTCAGCTCGGCACCGTTCAGA